TCAGCCTGCATATTAGCAATATCTTCACGGATTTTCATAATCCGTTCCTGCATCTGCGCATATTCCGGCGTAGATTCAACAGGTTGTGCTCCCTGCATGATGTAGTCAATTTCGGCTTTCAGGGCAGCCTCATTCTGCTCGAGTTCGGCCAGATTCACTTTGGCTTTTTCGAGTGCCTCGGATGCAGCCGCAAGGTTCTGCTCCATCGTCTGTTTTACTCCGGCAAGCCGCTTACCCTCGGCATTGATGCTTTCAAGTTTTTCAGCCTTTGTCCTGTTGAAATCAGCAAGGGCTTTCTCTCTGGCAATTTCGATCTGCCCCACCGGCAAGGGCTGACCGCACGTCGGGCACGTTTCGGACTGCTCGAACTCGAAGGCCCTTTCATTCTCCTTGTACCAGTCGGTACGGAGTTTCCCAAGTTTTTCGTCCAGGGATTTGATTTCGGCTTCATATGATGCGAGGGCGCTTTCCTTGGCGTTTATGTCTGTGCGGGCCTTGAATATCTCGCCCTGGATAGCAGCAAGCTCCCGACGTTTCTCCCCGACCTCTTCATCCAGCGCCTGGCGGTGCTTGTTCTTCAGGTCCACGATCTGGGCCTCGACCATCCGGAGTTCCTTCGTTTTCTCCGCAACCTGCCCCCCGGCTTTGGCCTGTGCAAGCTCTTCCTGCTTGGCTTTGAGTTCTTCCCGGAGCTTGGCTATGTCGTTCGGTAATTCATCCGGATTTGTGATGTCGTCTACATTCGGCAGACCCAGCTTGACTTCGTCTATCCGCACCGGGATTTTTTCCAACTCCTTGTTTATTTCGGTCCGGCGTGCCTGGATAACCTTCCTGTGCTGCTCTATGGTACGGTTGCCTAGGATGTCAGCCAGCTTGCTCAGTTCCTTCTTGCTGGCGATGACTTCTGCGTCGCTAACATCGCCGCAAACTTCAAGTAATAATTCCCGGCGCTTCTGCCAGTGCAATACCTCGTTAAAGTACCGGGGATCTGTTAAAAGCCGGAATATGTTCTCGTCGGCAATCTCGGCGATACGTGCATCGTACTCCTTTTTCTGTACCGGTACTCCGTCAATGAAATAATCGGTCGTGTGGCCTGTGAACTCTTCGGTGGCCGAGCCTCGCTTTTTGGTCCACTTTTCCTGATATACTTTTTTCAAGGCAAGCTGACTGCCGTCTTCAAGCTCAAGAATTGCCTCAACCGTATGCTCAAGGCCGTGTTCGGGTTCGCCGTCTGGCTTCAAAGTTTTGATTTGAAAGTCTTTACGATTGCTGCTGTCCTTGTCGAACAGTAGCCACATGAAAGCGTCGGCGAGAGTGGTTTTGCCAGTACCATTGTCGCCGTATATGTTCGTGTCTTTGCCTTGTGTATCAAGTCTGAAATAACGAATTCCTTTGAAATTCTGAAGTGTGAGATTGAGTATTTTCATTCATCAAACCTCCTTGACACTCCACTGCATTAGTGATACAATGGAGTTGGTATTAGTGCGGCTTTCAAGCCGTTTTCTTTTTGCTTTCTTTTACAACTGCTGTTACCCGGCCATCATTGATTTCAACTCTGTAGCCCATCTGCCAAAGTAACAAGCAGTCATTAATTGTTACCGGCATCGGCATTCTCAGCTTCTTGAGTTTGAGCATCCTCGTCCCTCCTTTCGTAATCCTCGCATTCGTCATCTTCCTTTGCTTTGAATGACCTCCAATAATCATTTCCTTCGACACAGTGCCCGTCCCAGTCGTACTTGCACGTCCTGCAAAGTTTCAGCATTGAATCGCCCCCTCGCAAATATCACCGCCAGTCCGGCGCCTACCATCTCCATGAGCTCCTTTTCGATGCTCTGCCAGATGCCGTGTTCATGCTCCTCTACCATCCCATCACAAGCCACGTCTACCATGTGGTGGTTAATGTCTGTTACATCCTTGACTTCCTTCTGCAGTTTCAACACCGACCGTGGCAGGTCCAAGATATGTAATTCCGGCAGAAACCTTCGCCCGACTTCGGTCGATTGCTTCAAGTGCAAATACGCCAGATGCTTTGCCTTGTAGGCCTCTACCATCCGACAAACGACATCATCGGGTGGCGTGGTGCGCCCCGCTTCATATTCTGCTATTGACCTCACGGAAACATATAGCTGCTCCGCTGCTTGTTCCTGGGTCAAACCAGCATTGCGTCTGGCGCTTTTGTAGATGTTTTCACAGTACCGCTTCATTCCCTCATCACCCCCTTTCATGTAGAATATAAACAATAATAGAACCTTGAAAATTAAACAATTTTGCGATATTGGCGATTCCTCTGTGGCGGCATAATAGGACTCTGGGAGCCCTCGTCTATATACGTTGCCAATGCCTTTGTAGTCAGCACCCACTTGCGTCCAGCCTTAATTGCCGGAATTTCTCCCCTGGCGCACATTTCCCGGACAGTCTGCCAGTAGAGACCGAGCTCTTTACTGGCTTGCTCAAAGGTTAGGGTTGTGCCGTATTTTTGTAGCAGGTATTCGTAAGTTGTAGACATGCGGAATCATCCTCCTTTACTCTGTGCCGGCTTTGGGCAACTCTTTGGTAGCCGCGTGTTCGTCTTCGAAGAACCTCACCCAGTCGAAGCCCAACACTGCGGCTATTTTTTTGGCTACTTCTACCGAGGGGTTTGCATTACCGTTTTCAATCTCGGTAATCATCGTTCGAGAAATCCCAACCATTTTTGCGAGTTGCTCTTGCGTCAAGTTATTTGACCTTTGCCTCAATTCTTTTAACCATTGTCGCACCAGTTTCACCTCCTAAAAGTCAAGTATCTTGACTTGTTTTTATTATATGTCAAGCTATATGACAATGTCAAGCATAAAAAATGATAAATGTCAAATTTCTTGACTATTATTGATGTCAATAATTTTGACAGTTATAATAAGATTAACTGGAAAAAGAAGGTGTCTTAAATGATTGGGCAAAGATTAAAAAAACTACGTGAAGAAAAAGACTTAACACAAGCACAAGTTGCAAAAATTTTAGGAGTAAGCCGAACCACCTATACACAGTATGAGACAGGTAAAAGTGAACCTGATCTTGCAACGGTTTCTAAATTAGCCGAAATATACGAAACGTCGGTAGATTTCTTGTTGGGGAAAACTGACATATCCACCCCCATCGAAACCATCGCCGCCCACCATGACGGCGAGGATTGGACAGAGGAAGAGTTGGAAGAAATAGAAAGATTTAAAGAATTCGTGAAAATGAAGCGGCAGCAACGCAATGAAAAAAAATAGTCACACATTATGCGCGGATTGAAATGTGTGGATGAAGAAATAACAGAGAGAAAAAGGAATAAATGTTTTGGGGAGGAATGTGGGGTAAATGTACATTACTTACTTGGATGAAACGGGAGACGATGGATTTCCTTCTTATTCATCTGAGCTTTTTGTCTTAACTAGCGTTTATATGCACTGTCAGTATTGGAAAGAAAACTTTAATAAAATATTGGCTTTTAGAAGAAAGTTAAAAAGTGATTATGGATTACCTGTTAAATTAGAGTTTCATACCAAACACTTTTTGACGGATAAGGATCCTTACAGATGTTATAACATCAATACAAATGATAAAAAGGACATTATTTTTTGTTATACCGACCTTATATCAAATCTAAATGTCGAAATAGTAAACGTTGTGATTAATAAAAAAAATATTGTTTCTCAACACTATCCCGTTCTTGAAACAGCTTTAAAATATAATATACAAAGAATAGAAAACACTCTAAAGAATCGTGGAGAAAATGAAAAGTTTCTTGTGATAACTGATGAAGGTAGAGTAGGAAAAATGAAAAAGGTTACCAGGAAAATGCAAAGAATAAATGTTATATCTTCTAAATTTGGACCTCAATTTAATTATAGGCAAGAAATAGAAAGGATAATTGAAGATCCTTTACCCAAAAAATCAAACGAGTCTTACTTTATTCAAATTTCCGATTTTATTTCATATATTGTATTCTTATATTCATTAAAAACATTTAATGGAAGTAAGTGGGCTAACAGAATTGAAAACAAGCTAACTATAGAGGATATCTATCAATGTCTGAACAACATGAAAAACGTGTTAAATTTAGCTGCTTGTAAAGATAATGAGTTTGGCATAGTGCATTATCCGAAAAAGATAGCAGAATAGGAAAACACCACCTACGGCTCATTCGAGCTTTCAGTGGTTCGATTTAATATTATATCACATATACTGATTTGTCAACTGGTAAATTAAAACATTAAGATAAAAATTTTACGAGGGTAAATTATTAGTGAGGTTTGCTTATGTACGAGCAACTTCTGAAGGAAGCCGAAGAAGAAGGCGTAGAGGTAATTTCATGGCCGCTTAAAGGAAATGTCAAAGGCCTTTACTACGACAGAGTTATTGCACTTAATAAAAATATTTCTACCACAGCCGAAAAAACATGCATCCTGGCAGAAGAGCTCGGCCACTACTACACATCTTGCGGAGACATTCTCGATCAGAAAATCACGACTAATAGAAAACAGGAAGAAAAGGCAAAAAGATGGGCGGTGCAAAGATTGGTAAGCCTAAATGACTTTATTTGCGCATTTAGATCCGGTGCCCGTAATAAATTCGAAGTTGCAGAGTACTTAGGTATCACAGAAGAATTTTTGGACAAAATCGTAGAAGTATATTCCCGGAAATATGGAGCATATAAGGTTATTGATGACTGGATAATATATTTCAGCCCATTTGGCTATTTGCGAAAGGATTTTTGAAATATACAGTTTAAAATTTAAGGAGGTTATCTCTATGAAAAAAGTTCTTATTTCAATTCTAATTCTTTCGTGCATCTTCTTTTTGCTCTCAGGTTGTGATGATGTGCAGCCGGAGAAGGTTGACAAAGAAACAAACGGAGAGCCCCATGCGAAAACAGAAACCTACAAAATCGGCGATCCCGTGAAGGCAGGAAACCTGATATTTACTGTAAATTCTACCAGAACGGATAAAGGTGGAGATATCATTAAACCAGGCGAAGGCAAAATCTATTACATAGTGGACGTGACAGTCGAAAATACTGGCGATAAATCCGAAAATGTCAGCTCCCTGCTGATGTTCAAGTTGTTTGATTCCGACGGCTACAACTATTCGGTCACTTTCGGGCCCGAAACCAAAGGTCAGATTGATGGCGAAATAGCCGTCGGCAGAAAGCTCCGTGGAGAACTTGTTTTTGAGATACCGGAAGACGCAATGGGGTTGGAACTTGAAATTGACCCGACGATTTTCGGTAGCGGAAAAATAATTGTTGAGTTGGACGGGTGATTTGAATTGAAAATCAGCAAACATGCCAGGGGAAACTACTATACCACATTCAAGGGGAAATTCATATACGGTGCCACACCCGAGGAAGTGGAGGAAAAATATATTGAGCTCAGATACAAAGCCCAGAGAGGTCATGAAATTAAGAAAAACCCTACTATGGAAGAATATATGATAAAATGGTACAATGCCTACAAAAAAGGCGAAGGCGCTTTAAAAACACAAGAAATGTACCGTTATTGCATTAACTACCATATTAATCCTGCATTAGGCAAGAAAAAAGTAAAAGAAATAACTTCAACAGACGTTCAGCTATTAATCAAAAGCATTACAAGCAGCAAGAGCCTTGCTCATAAAGTCCGGATAACGCTCAATCAAATCTTCAAGGCTGCGGTAGCTGATAAAATAATAGAATTCAATCCTGTTACGAATACAAAAATAATTGCGCCGGACAAGCCCAAACGAGAGTTTCTTTCAAATACACAAAGGGAGTTGTTACTCGAAATCCTCGAAGGGCATCGTATATACCCTCTTATTTTTACAATGCTTTATACTGGCATGCGCCGCGGCGAGGCACTGGCTTTGACGTGGAGCGATGTTGATTTTGAGAATAAATTAATAAATGTCTCCAAGGCTACGGAATATGAAAAGTCAAAACCGATACAAAAGACTCCAAAAACTGAAAATAGTTTTAGGGATATACCTATGTCAGAAGAATTGATAAACTTTCTCCTAGAATATAAAAAGAAAACAAAAAGCATCTATGTGTTTCCTGGTCATGCTGGCGGCCCAATGGGGCTTACGGAACTTAAAAATCAATGGAGAAAGGCAGAGAAAAAAATTGAAAAATGGTTTGAAGATAACCCTGATTCTGGTATTGAACCCATTACTCTTACCAGCCGTTTGTTACGTCATACATTCTGTACTGCCCTATATGATGCCGGAATTGATGAATTGACTGCGGCCAGAATTATGGGCCATGATGTCAGTACCATGAGGAAAATATATACTCACATTTCAGAAGAACGAGAAAAGATAACTGTCAAAAAAATAGATACGCTATACAAAGCTAAAAAACGTTCAAAAAAGCCTGTCTCTATTGTGAAATAATATTGTGAAATAGGAATCATTATTCTAATAAATCCAGTAATATCAAGCATTATAAAGCTTTTATCTGCCCTGACTCTTAATCAGGGTGTCCGGGGTTCGAGCCCCCGAGGGAGTACCAAGTTAAAACCATTGAAAGCCGCCTAACAGGCGGTTTTTCTGTTTCGCGTGAAATAAAAATATAAACGTTCAAAAGGGATGAAAAGTGTTGTGAAAAGCCCTCAAATGTTGTGAAATTATTGTGAAGAAAAAGGCACAAAAAAAGCGCCCCTCTTGCGAGGGGCATGAGTATATGGAAACAGGAGGATATTTATGGCTCTATGAAATTTTTGAAGCCTTTGGCCACTTCCAGGTGGAATCTATTTCCCTCTTGAAGTGTGTACTTTAACAAAAAGCCCCCGGCCTAAGCCGGGGGTTCTTCTTTCTTCACCGCTCTCGCTATATCCACCGCAGCCTCGCCAAAGATATAACCGAGGGCCAAAGCAACTAGCTTCCAATATAGCTCGCTGTCTACATTGAAGCCAAGACCTTCGCTCAAAATAATAAAAGCCGCGCTAGCCACGGCTACCCAGAACTTTCGCGAAGTCAATTTTTGCTTCCAGAATTCCTTCACTATATCTCCTCCTTGTCATTCCGTGTTTCAATCTCCCGCTTTTTTATACCGGCCAATGCCCAAAGTTCTATTGTCGTGAAGCTAAACCATGCCCCAATGAGCGTGGTCGGCTCTGTACCTACCTTATAAAAAATAAAAAGCACCGCAACAGTAAAGAAAACGTTGAGTGCTATTACCAGCGCTACAATAGCTTTAGAGAACTTCATTTTTTATCAGCCAGCCTTTTTAACACAACGGCAAATTCTTCCCTGGTAAGGTTATCCTTCGGCCTCGTGCCGTCTAACAGCCCTTCCTTCTTCGCCCATTCCCAGGCTTCTTTTGCCCAAGACGAAGGCGTATTCTTGTCTGTCACTTTATCAGCTCCTTTCAGCTTGTCCAGCTCACTTCTCACCATATCCAAAAACCGTTGCCATCCCATGTCTAACGTCCTGTGCGGACAGTACTTGCCGCTAAAATCCTGATGTTTCTTAACTCGATTTATGCCCCAGCCCTTTTCTTTTAACTTAAACGCGATGAATTTCGCCGCCAGTTTTTCTGCTTCAATAAAGCGCTGCCCGCCGGATTTGGAATAGCATATTTCTATAGATAGCCCCTTTCTATTTCCTTGGCCATTTGCTCCATCGCCCGCATGCCAAGCGTTGCGGTTTTCAGGTATACCCTGAATAATTTCTTTGTCGTCAATCGCATAATGAAAAGATACTTTGTCGTTGTTTCTAATCATGTATGCTACTTCATTCCTGGCGCTGGTATCGTTAGCGGTGTTGTGAACTACGATAAACTCTGCAACCATGGGATAGGGGCACTTGATGTTGTATTTGCTAGTAGGCACTAGATTTTGTATGACTTTCATCGTATCAACCACCCTATTACACCAGTCAGTGCCGATATGAGCATTGTCGCCCACAGCGGCAGCCGGTTCGCTAGCTGACTTTTGATTTCCTTCACATCGCTTTTCAATTCATCAACATCGCTGAAAAGCGTTTTGATTTGCTCCTGCAGCCGTACAACTTCCTGTTCAGACATATTCCCTCCTCCATAGAACTGCCCAGGCACCATTCCGGTTTGCCCCAAACTTAATCGACAGAGAATATTTTTTTGTCATTTACCTCCTTAATCAACACTAAGCAAAGCCTGCACCGCTTCTTTCAGGTGTTCTGGGACATTACCAATAGTGATCTTCCCCATTTTGATCTGCAATGCCAAAAATTTGGCCATTCAGTATCACCTCCAACATCGCCGCCTCCAAAGCTTCAAGGCGTTCTTCTACTGTCGGCGGCGGCAACGGTCTGCTTGCAATTTCGGACGCTTTTTCTTCAGCCGTTCGCTCAACCACTGTTCCGCCGATAAGCTTGTAATTATACAAGTAGTTTTCATCCATCAAGCCTTTTTCAAGATAGTTGCC